CTTCATAAAGGTATAAGCCTCCAGCAACGACCCATAGAGCAGGGTGCTGTCAAAGTTGTCGCCAAGCCACGAGGTGCCCGCAGTCACGATGGACTCTGGGTAATAGAAGTAGTGCAGTTCAACTTCGTAGTCGTCGTCCGGGGTTGGCCCGAGGATGTACGAGTTCTCATCAAAGTAGGCGTAGTGAGTAGGCAGCCCAGTATCGTTGGGGTTAGGGAATGCCTGCCGGATGTAGCTTACATCCTTATTCAGCAGGTACTCATAGTTCCCGTCCGCATCAACGACCGCTATAGAGAAGTTGGCCAGCCAGTCCGAGGGTACCGAAAGATACTTGTTACCAGAAGAACAATTGCCCGTTACGTTCTTACGGAGGTCAAGCAGCTGCACCATGTTAAAGATGCGCTGCTCAGCCTGTTCGATGAATGTATTAATCTGTTCGGTAGACGTGAATGTAGCGCCGCCCGCAGTACCTGCAGAATCGGTCCACGTAGTGTTGGGGAAGTCGTTTTCGACATACCCCTTAATCGTTTCGAACAGTTGGGCGTAGTTCACTGATTAACCCATCTTCTTGCTGTGCCCAGTACCCTTGGTAGCCGCACCCGTGCCACGGGTCTTCTGCGTCTGAGTATTGGCGATCTTGTTCGGGTAGCCGTTGTTGTTAGGCACAATCGGCACCACCTTCGGCTTGTAGTTATCCATTCTTCACCACCTTACCCATGTCCTTCGTCGGCTTCTTGCCCGACTTCTGGTTAGCAATCTTGGCGAGGTTGCGCCCAAGCTGCTTCATCTGTGCGTTAGTCTTGCCACCCTTGGCCATAATCAATCTCCGATATCAACGGTAACTGTACCTACACTACCCTGCGCTTCTAGCACATTCACGAGACCCGATAAACCCAGAGGATTAGTGAGACCTACGGGGTTCCACCCCCACTGGATTATGCGACTACCGTCGCTCGGGTTTCCGTTTGTGTTAAGGCCCGCTTGGTAATAGCTATTATCAGGCCGCGGATCACGCAGTGCCTGAGGATCATCCACTGGGTACATACCCAACTGCAGCTGTGGCTGGTCAGGCTCCCAACAAGACGGACATACGAGGATGTTTACGTTCTTAGTCTTGATGACCAGCTTCTTCAGCTGCTTCAACTTATAGCGAAACCCACAGCGGTCGCACTGTGCAATGGCCCGCTTACCAGAGGCAAAACGATTAGGCATCGTACCTCCTTAGTAGAACATCTGGCGCGGCGCTAGCCGCAGGGGGGCCTTCTCACGGTCTTCATCAGCTGCCTGTTGCCAAGCCTCGTCGTACATAGCCTTAAGCATCGGCGCACGTTCTACCGCACCGGGGATTTTCAAGGATAGGTAATAGGCAAGGCCAGCTACCATGCACGGCAAGAAGCGGAACGGGATATCCTGCGTTGTTACGCCGCTACCTGCGTCCTGAATACGGCGCAGCCGCCAGTAAACGAAGGTGTAGTAATTGCTCTGCTCGGGAGCAGGCCAGACGTTGATCTGCGGATACGCCACGCCATCCACCGGATAGTCTGCACCGGATTGGCGGTTGATCCATACCTGAATAGGGCGACCCTGAGCGTTCTTGTTCGGGATCGTCGAGTAGGTGTCTACGCTAATACGCGAGATGTTAATGTCCGTCTGCCCCTGCCCGGACTGGGTGCGCACTACGTGCTCGAGGAGATCAATGGTATCTGCAGGGAGGTCATAAGTGATCTGCCCTTGGACCATCGGGATGCTGCCCTGCTCCACGGTCCAGAGGTTAATGCCGCGGTTAGCCCACTCAATGGTGAGCAGATTCAGTGACCGCCGCGCAGTACGCAGGTCATAGCCCGTCCGCAGCTCAGCACCACAACGCTCGAACGCCTCTTCTACAAGGGCGTTAAGGTCCAGATTGAATGTCGTGGTGCCGCTAGTAGTCATCTGTATCTCGCAGTCTTCTGGGCTATGCGCTTAGGCTGCTTAACGAACTGCTTACCTTGTGCCGTGCCTTTACGCTTGGCCTTAGTTGTAGCAGCATATTCGCCGGAACTCAAAGCCTGACGTGCTTTCTTAGGTAAGTAGCGCTCGCCGGTTGCCTTGGGTCCTTGGGTAGAGGGCTTGCCAGACTTGGTGCCCCACTTCTCGTCAGTCCACTTAGACAGCGACTTCTGCGCTGCAGTCTTCGGGCCGCTGTAACCGCCCCCGGACTTCTTATACCGCTGAGAAGCAAGTTGTGCCTTACGTGCGGACCACTGCCCCGGATTGCCACCTTTACCGCCAGCCTTAACCGACGCTACGATGCGCTTCCATTTGGGCTCGTCCGTCCGCGCCATTACCCCTTAGGACCCTTCATGCGCTGCATGTTGCGCATAGCCTGCATACGCATATTCTCAGGCCGCACCTGCTGGGAATTAGGAGCCGGAGGCATAGCCGGAGCTCGCTGCATCATCGGGTTCTGTGCCGCCTGCATCTGCCCCATCGGGTTGTAGGGTTGGTATTGCTGTTGCTGCAGCATCGGGTTGAAAGGCTGCGACGGCTGCATCTGCCCCATCGGGTTGAAAGGCTGCGACGGCTGCATCTGCCCCATCGGGTTGTATGGCTGCGGCTGTTGCGTCTGCTGCACCTGTTGCATGAGCTGCTGAACCTGCGGGTTTTGCCCCACCTGTTGCATGAGCTGCTGAACCTGCGGGTTTTGTCCCATAAGAAATTGCTGTTGTTGGTCGAAAGCACTTGCCGGTATCGCCTGCGGCTGCGCCTGCGTCAACGGCTGCCCATAAGGGTTTGTGGATGGTGTGCCCAACGTAGCAGCCATTCCCGGCGCAGTAAGCCCACCACCAAGTGTTGGGAGTCCGCCCGTAGGCTGCTGCCCCATAGCGTTTTGCTGTTGGAACTGTCCGTATGCGTACGAAGTCATATCACTTACCCTTCTTGAAACGCTTCAGCAGCTGGGCGAATCGTGCGCGCTGGCCGAGCTTGCCCGGGGCCTTGGCTGCCTTGGCGAGCTTACCTGCAGGAATGTTCTTGCCCTTCTTGGCACCCATCTGCTCGCGCAGGGCTCCCGGCTTCTTGATAGCCTTGGAGATGTCGAGCTTCTTGGTCTTGCCGCCCTTGGCGTACATGGTGACCGAGTCGGGGTTATCCTTACGGCGAATAGTCTTCGCCCCCTGCATTTTACTGGCTTTCATATCACCCATTCCCCGACTCGGTCGCATATCACTTACCCCGCATTGGAGCGCGGGTCTTACCGCGAACGGCGCAGCCATCGACCGAACCGCCCTTGGCATAGCACTTACCGCCGCCCGCCATCTTGGGCATCATGCCCTTGGTCTTGCCGCGCTTCTCGATACCGCCGCCCTTGGCCATCTTCTTGATCGAGCCGCCCTTCTTAACCATAGTAGGCGCAGGGGGTCGGGTTAGCATCGGGGGTTTGACGGTAGCCATAGGGCGAGCCGCTGCGGTGGCGGCGGCGGCAGCCGCGGCCTTGGGTCCACCTGTCCCACCGGGACGTGCTTGAGTCATACCGCCTGCGGCGTACTTCTTAGTTGAACCACCTTTAGCCATAGGCATACCGCGCGATGGCTTGATGAACTTAGGGTTACGGGCACCAGCATTACCACCGGGGTTAGCAGCGGGAGGAGTAACTGCAGCGGGAGGAGTAACTGCAGCGGGAGGAGTAACTGCAGCGGGAGGAGTAACAACTGCGGCGCGAGGAGCCGCTGGGCGAGGAGGCCCCATACGCGAATCCCTACGAGCAGTGCGCTCAGCAAACTTGGCTTCCTTGTGGTCGGAGCGCTCCTGCATACGCGCAGCTTTCATCGCCTGCCGCGGATTAACGGTGGCAGTCGTACCGCCTGCAGCGTACTTCTTAGGCTTCATAACCGCACGTTCACCAGCTTCTTCACCCTGACTACGCCGTGCGCGGTCGAGCATATCCTGCGTAGACCCCCGGGTGCGGCGAGCGGCTTGGCCGCGCTTGGCACCTTCCTTAGCGGCTTCCAGCAGCGGGTTACGGGGGCGGCGTCCAGAAATAGTTGGCATCTTACTTTTTCCTTGTAGGTGCGCGGGTCTTGCCGCGCGTGGCAATACCATCAATTGACTTCTTAACCGAACCGCCCTTGGCCATCTTCTTGATCGAGCCTCCCTTGACATTGGAAAACGCCGTGCGTCCGTCCTGCCGCTGAAATAAACCTCGATACGTGCTGGCGCGCTGATTATCGCTTTGCATATCACTAGCGGTGTAGTCGGTTCTAAGCTGCTCGCCGGGGCGGTTAGGGTTGTTACGTGGTCCGCCGTCTGCCTCACGGCGATTCCGTACTCGATTGCTCTCATTAATCCGTGCAGCTAGGTCTGCCGCTTCACGGCGTTCGCGTTGGGCTTTTTCTTGCGCGGTCTCACCTTGGCGAGTTCGAGCAGCTGGGGCGGGAGTATCGCGGCGGTTACTGCTACCACCTCCAGTACCGGGACCACTACCACGTGCGTTTTGTTCTCGGGTCCGAGTATTGTAACTCTTGCCCCGCCACGTGAACGTGGACTCGTTTTTTTCGCGCGCTTGGTTGAAGGCTGCACCAAAACTCAGGGGGTCCCGGAGGTTGCCACTACTAGCCGGGGCTCCTGCAGCGGCTGTAACGCGTGAGGGGAGGCCCAAATCTACGTTAGCACGGGCCCCTCGCGCGGGTGTAGCTGCAGCCAGAGCTTCCCGGCGGGCAGGTGAGCGACCACTAGCCGAGCGCCGGGCACCGGTAAGGGCGCTTTCTGATTCGCGTTCTGCAGTACGGGTTGCGGTCCGGTCTCCGCCCGTGCGTCGAGCAAGGTCATCTCGTGCATCAGCTTCACGCTGGCGGCGCTTAGCGCGCGCTACTGCCGGGTCCTTACCACGTGCTACCTGACGCTCGTAGTCGCGCTCAATATCAGCCATCCGGCTGGTCAAACGATCTTGGGGAGTTCTCCGTGCCATCAATTGTCTCCGGTCTCAGGTGCGGCGTTACCCAGCCAACCCTGTACAGTCTTGGTCTCGTATATACGAAGTGCGGTCCAGATAATAGTAAACAGCGCTGCAATAGCAGGCAGCACATTTGCAAGGGTACCAATAACAGTCACTACGGAAACCCCGTCTACTATGTGCTTAACAGCTTCTGATGTATGCTGGTCCATCTTAACACTTCCACGCGCGAAGGCTTTTGTTGATACGAGAGTTAGGGTCGTTAGCCGTCTTACTAGAAGTAAGCTTCTTCTTCATACCGGACATACGAGCACAGAACGACTTCTTGCGGGCTCCGCCCTCTGGTTGCGGGGCCTTGAGTCCCGGTTTCCCCGGATTGGCCTTGTTGTAAGACGCGCGACCCTTGGCGTTTAGTCCGCCCTTCGGGTTCTTGCCCTCCTTACGGGTCCAAGCCGGGGTCTTAGCCATTAGACCATACGACCCTTGGTCTTGCCCTTGGTAGCGCAGCCGTCGGCGCGCTTGGAAGCAACAGAGCCGCCCTTAGCCATCTTCTTGACCTTGCCGCCCTTCTTGAACGGAATAGATACCGAACCGCCAAGGCGACCACCGCCACGAGGACTGGCTCCGGCACTAGCCGTCGCTCCACCACCTAGGGGGATATTCTTTACACCATACACTTTACCCACGGGCGTCCTTACACCACCAACGCTAGCCCCGCCGTTAGCTGACGAGCTACCAGACGAAGACGAAGACGGTGAGGAGGAAGTAGGGGTGGGCGTGTTAGGGGGGCCATATGTCGAACCGCCAGTGGCCATCTTCTTAACCTTACCGCCGCGCTTCATACGGGTGCTATCAGCGGTACGCTTTTTCTCTTCTTCTTCGCGCTTAGATAGCACTTTGTCACGCTGCCGCCCTGCGAGGTAGGACATAGGCACAAGCATACCCAGTCCGCTATCCGCAAGAGCGGTCAGGCCCTTACCAAACGCGCCCTTGCCAGTGATCGCCCCACCAAGCATGGAGGAATTACCGAGAACCTTACCAATACCCATTATGCTACAGCCTTCTGTTCGGGCACGACCATCGGATAGAGGACGTCGTTGCCAAAGTTGCCAGTGTACTCTTGTATGCCCATATGGCCGAGAGTGATGGTGGGGTCGATCCAGACCTCGAAACCGAGTTCGCGCGCACGGTCGCAGAACAAGAAGTCCTCGCCCATGTAGCCCTCTTCGGTGAGCTTGAAGTCAAACAAGCATGGGATCATCCGGTCTGTCCGCTTATCGTAGTAGGTCCAGTCGGGGTTAGCTTCCATCATCTGCTCGAAGACTTCCCGGCGGATGAGCATGAAGGCTGTCGCTACGCGCTTACCACGCACGAGGCCCATACCGTTCATCGTGAGTTCGCCGTTATCGTCATAGTCAAGGTCAGCGATGTAGACCTTATTCTCGCTACGCGTACGGGGGACACCGGCAACGATACCCTTCTTCGGATCAGCGCCCCACGCCATAAGGCGGAAGATATGTTCTGGTTCGAAGTTGATGTCGCTGTCGATGAACAGGAGGTCCGTAGCGTTGGTCTCCAGCATGTCCTTGACTAGCAGGTTGCGAGCGCGGGATACGACCGAACAGCCGCAGATACTACCAATATGTACGTTGATACCGTGCTGCCCGGCTACTTGCGTAAACCGGGCCAGCGAAACGGCCAGCTTCAAGGAGACCTTGAAGTCATATGCGGGCAAAGCGATAAACACGCTCCGTCCGGTTAGATCATAACCCTTCTCGACAACTTGCATAAATCACCCGTAGAAAATAGTAATGGAAGCGGTGTTAGTCACCGTACCATACAAGCCATTTTCTGCAAGGATACCCTGATCTGGCACAAGGAAGTAAACCGTGCCAGCATCGGCCACCGTGGGGGTATTAAGCGTCAATAGGGTGTTTCCGCCGTTACCGTCAGTGATAACCACCGAACCGGCATTGGTACCGCAGGTAGCATAGATACCCTTAACACGAGTGCGGAACGTGCAGTCTGCGTTGCTCTGGGTCTTGAACACCCCCGTAGCCGCAAGCGGCTTGGTGGATTTGACGTCAGTTTGCATAGCCATAGGATTGGCCTCCTAAAAAGCTATTAGGCCGGGGTGATGGTGGTCGTGCCGTCCGCGCTGTCGATCCATGTCGAAGTATCGGCGGTACCCTGAGCCACATAGAAAGTCTTAGTGGTCGTGTTGTACACGGTAGTGCCAACAATCTTGCCCGTGGTGTTCACCGCGTTGGCCTTCGCGCCAAGAGCAACCGATGTCGAAGTCGGGGCTTGCAGAATCGTCGGGGTAACAACTCCAGATACGTTGCCGGTGATGTTGCCTTCGAAACCATTGTCCGACTTAACCGGACCCGAAAAAGTAGTACGTGCCATAGAATATCTCCGAGTAGTAGCTCAATCTCGCACCGTCTCTACTAAGTCTGCTAGGGCAGTCGGTACGAGTAGTTCGCCTAGTGCAGTAATAGTAGCAGCGTTACACACAAAAAGAAAGAGGGGAAGCAGTTTCCCACTTCCCCTCCCCCTGTTTCCTTAGGCCAAGCCTTTGGAACTCTGTTAGGCTGCGCCTTCGCTGCCGTACATGCCGAGCGGATCGGACCAGCCGAAGCTATAACGCTCACGGCTCTTGTAACGGACGTTGCCCGTGTCGAAGTCGCCGTCCATGCCGTTCTGCATGGGAGTACGCACGAAGTGCTTCAGGCCGTTTGGCACGTCGGTGGTCAGGAACCAACCGTCGGTGTCGGTCAAGAAGTGGTTAACAGTGTAACCCTCCGAGATCGAGCCATTCGACTTGAGAGCGTTGATGTCGTTATCTGCCGTGCCGACGCGAAGTTCGGTTTCAAGCAGACGGGTAGCAACGAACATCAGGCTCGGCGGAATCACCAGCTTCTTGGGCTTAGCTGCAATCAGCAAGCCACGCTCGTCAGTCCACGCAGCAATCTGGATGACCGCAGCCTCAAGCGAGGTTTCGTTGAGGTCAGCAGGCGTGCTGGGGATGTTCGAGTTGGTGCCACCGGAGACCAGCGGGTGCGAAGCCGAGAACAGAGGTTGACCGTCGCCACCGGGATAATCGGTGTCGAAGCCGTTGTTCAGGACCGCAGCAGCCTTGGTCTGCTTGGTGTAGGCCATGGCGCGAGCCAGAGCCTTGGTGTACCGTGCCGACAACGAGTCGTACAGGTTATCTTCAATCGCTTCTTCCGTGAGCGAGAACCCGAGGGCAATCGTTTCGTGGTTGTAGCGAGCAGTGAAGACTTCCTGCGCGTTGTCGTAGGCGATGGCAGAACCTTCGTTCTTAACCGGAGCAGCCGAGAAGCCCGACAGCTTGGTTTCTTCTTCGAACGAACGCTCGGAACTCTCCGTTTCGAAGATTTCCTTGTGCTCTTCGCCATAGCGGGCGTATTCCAGACCGAACAGGGCGTTCAGGCCGGGCAAGAGCTCCTTAAGAAGCTGTGCGCGTGAAATTGCCATTGTTCAAATCTCCTTATACGCCAGTGGGGTTGAGGTACTGGTGCATACCCTGATTCCACTTGACGATAACTTCGGTGTAAGAACCGGGGTTACCCGCCAGAGCGGTTTCGGGCACAACATCAATAATACGCACCGGCCACGACGAAGTGGTATCAGTGGTATCGTCGATGGCCACCTTGGAGTTACCCGTGATGGTGTTACCAGCGTTCTGAGCCAGAACAGCATTGTTACCCACGGCGGTACGATTAACGTAACCAATGGTGGTGCTGTTGTAGGCGGTTACCACAGCAACCTTGAACAGAGCGTCCGGGTCATCCTGCACATAGGCCATGACGTCGGTGATGTTCGTGGTACCGGGGTAGT